CACGTGCGGTTGTGGAGCGTCCAAAGCAGTGGTCGCAGCCCGAATTGCTACCCGAGCCAGACAAGCAGCCCGGATTTGCATACCGTTGGATTCGTGTCTCAACGCTTAATACTTCTGATCCTCGTAATCTTTCTTCAAAGATTCGTGAAGGTTGGGAGCCTGTTGCGCTTGAGGAACAACCCAAATTTAGACTGTTAGCCGACCCTCAAAGTCGTTATAAAGACAACATTGAAATAGGCGGATTGTTACTTTGCAAAACTCCTGAAGAGTTTATTGAGCAGCGTGATGAATATTACGCTAAACAAACACAAGCTCAGACGGAAGCTGTAGATAACAATTTAATGCGTCAATCCGATGCTCGTATGCCTATTTTCAAAGAAAGTAAGTCTACAGTAACGGTTGGCAGATAACTTTAATTTTAAGGAGATTTAAATGGCATATCCAATCGTCCCAAGTACGTACGGTTTCCGCCCAGTAAATCTTATTGGTGGTCAAGTTTTCTCTGGATCGACTCGTCAGATTCCTATCCAGTATGGCTTCGGCACTAATATTTTTTACGGTGATATCGTAGGTATTTCACGTGGTTTTATCACACGCTCCACAGTTACTACTGGTGCTGGCGCTACTACTGGCGCAGCAGGTAATGGTACTGTAGGTGTGTTCTTAGGTTGCAACTACACTGATCCTGTTACTAAGCAAAAGCGCTACAGCCAATACTGGCCCGCAAGCACTTTAGCTGGTGACGCTTATGCAGTTGTTACTGATGATCCAGATACTTTATTCCAAGTTGCTGTTGCTTCAACCCAAGGCGCTCAAGCCATCGGTTCTGCTGCTACTTCAATGATTGGTTTAAACATTGCTGGTTCTGACTTAGCTGGTTCTGTAAACACTGGTGATTCTTACAACGGTGTTTTGGCTTCAAACGTTGGTAACAACGCAACATTGCCTTTCCGTATTGTTGATTTGAAGCGTGATACCGCTATTTCATTCACTGCTACTTATACTAGCGGTACAGGCACATTAACCGTTTCAGCATTGCCTTCTAACTTGTTAGTTGGTACTGAAGTTGGTTACCTTGCTTCTAATGGTCAGTATGTTGGTACTGGTTCCTATGTTTCTACATTTGCTGCTGCTGGTACAACTTCTGTTGTATTGAATAGCGCTCAAGTAACTGTAAACAGCCCAACTGGAACTGCATCTACTGCAATGACAATCCCTGCATCGAGCACGTTGGTATTTACTCAATATCCTGAAGTTTACGTTAAGTTTAACTTTGGTTTACACGAGTACTATAACAATACTGCTCAAGCTGTAACACTTTAATCTAAGGAGCATTAAATGGCTATTTCTCGTGCACAACTACTGAAAGAGTTGCTCCCCGGCTTGAATGCATTGTTCGGCTTGGAGTATGCTCGTTATGGTGAAGAACACAAAGAGATCTACGAAACAGAGACCTCTGAGCGTTCATTCGAAGAAGAAACAAAACTGTCTGGTTTTAGCGCTGCCCCAGTAAAACCTGAAGGCAATGCAATTGCGTATGATAATGCGCAAGAAGCATGGACAGCACGTTACAACCACGAAACTATCGCCCTTGGCTTTAGCTTGACTGAAGAAGCAATCGAAGATAACCTCTACGATTCTTTATCTGCTCGCTACACCAAAGGTCTAGCTCGTGCTATGGCTTATACCAAACAGGTAAAAGCTGCTGCTGTTTTGAACAACGGTTTTAACGCTGCCTACACTTATGGTGACGGTCAGCCTTTGTTCTCTACATCACACCCGTTGGTTAACGGTGGTACTAACGCCAACACTCCATCTACTCCTGCTGACTTGAACGAAACTGCGTTGGAAAACGCTGTTATTCAAATCGCTGCTTGGACAGATGAGCGTGGTCTGTTGATCGCTGCTAAACCACGTAAATTGGTTGTTCCACCTGCATTGCAATTCGTTGCAACTCGTTTGTTAGAAACCGAACTCCGTGTTGGTACTAACAATAACGACATCAACGCAATTAAGAACAATGGTTCAGTTCCAGAAGGTTATACAATTAACCACTTCTTGACCGCAACCAATGCATGGTTCTTGACAACTGATGTACCTAATGGTTTGAAACACTTTGTACGTACACCACTCCAGAATTCTATGGATGGTGACTTCGATACTGGTAACGTCCGTTACAAGTCTCGTGAGCGTTATAGCTTCGGTGTTTCCGATCCCCTCGGTGTATACGGTTCATACTAATCGTAACTACCTAGAAAGACCCCGCCAAAAGCGGGGTTTTTCTTTTATAGGACTAGATCAAAACCGGGTGGTATACAAATTAAGTCGTGTTGCTGGGGAGGTACTGAATATCCCATATCTTCAAAAAAAGCTATGATATTGTCAGCATTTGATTTGTGTTGCTCAACCATAAACACAGGTTTGTAGCAATCAATCCAATCTTCTGATCCTTTTAACGCTTGCTCTTCCATTCCCTCTATATCCATTTTAATAATATCAACGTGCTCGTTAAAATAAGATAGTGGGTATATATCAACTCTTTCTTGATGATTTTTGATCATATCCATGTTATCTGATTTATCAATTGGCAATAATTCAAAACCACCAAAATTTTGATAAGCATCATAATCTGGAAGCATAGCATCAATAAAAAGGCATTCCTCATCATCGCCAATAGCATAATTATGGCAACTAACATTACGTAAACCGTTTAAACTGACCATTCCGCATAGCTGATAAAAGATTTGACGTTGTGCTTCAAAAGACCGAATGGATACTTTGTCTTGAAAGGTATTGGCTATAGCAAGGGTATGAGTCCCAATATTCGCTCCAACATCATAAAACACAATGTGTTGTTTTTTTACCAATAACTTTTCAATGATGTTTTTGAGAAGATTAATCTGGTCTCTTTCAAAATAACCTGTGCGCTGAACATCGCCACAAACTCCCCTATCATTTTTATTTAAAATTAAAATGCCATATTCGGTGTTTATTGCAAAATTTGGATTCATAAAGCCCTCTTTAAAAATTCTTTAGTCATTGTTATACCACGGTCAAACTGCGCATCTACATCTTTATATCTAAAAACCTCCATTACTTTGTCTTCAATATATAAGTTAATAAACATATCATCACGAGGCGGATCTATGTAATCCCCCAACCATACAAATGTAGGAATTTTCATCATAGAGCTAAGGGTTTTAAAAGCGCTATCAGACCCTACAAAAGCATCGCATTGTGATACATAGGCTAGACTTTTGGCTGGATTTTTGTAACTTATAAGTTGCAAATTTTCACCAACTTCTAAACCTATAGGTTGCAATTCTTCTTCTAAACCAAATACCATCAAATTGTAATCATCAGAAATAAGCTCTTTAATTACACGAGCGGGAATAGATTTAAGAATCATGCCAAATTTTTTCTGTGTATCAATAGCAAAAGCACTACCATTAATATGTATCCCAACTACGGGTTTGCTATTTTTAAACACGGGCTTTTCTATATCAAATGGAAATTCTTTAAAATATTGAGCACGTGGGCAATGCACCCATTGTATAGACCTGTTTAAACTGTTTAAAACGCTGTTCTGCTCGTCTAAAGTGGAAAAGATATGTAAGGGGTCAGGTTTTATACCAATCGTCTCAAAAAGCTCAGGAGCGCCCTTTAAATGGGTTACCGCAGCATATCGATATGGTTTGGTTTTATTAGCATCAATAAATGGCAAACATTGCAAAAGATCGCCAATACCGCCCATTAGTAGAATTACTTGCTCCATTCAATTAAGTCCTTTTTAATGTTATTAACTACAGATTCCCAATCGCCCAATTTGGGCTGGCGGTAAATTTTTATAGTGGGATACCAAGGGCTATCGGTTCTATCCATAAACCAGCGCCAGCAAGTATCAAAACGGTTCATCATCCATACCTCTTTACCCATAGCAGCCGCTATGTGGCACGTAGAAGTGTCTACAGCAATAACAAGATCTAAATTAGCAATATATGCTGCGGTGTCTGCAAAGTCCTTAAAATCGGCTGTATGGTTGATCATATCTTTCCAACCTAAACAATTGTCAAGTTCCTGCTCTGGTCCTTCGCCTTTTTGTAAAGAATAGAAGTTAATATTGTCAAGTTTTAATGGCAAAAGTTTAGATAAAGCAATGTTTCTGCGTTCATTAACCGCCCATACTTCTGGTTGGTCAGGTCTAAAACCACCGCTCCACACCAATCCAACATTCTTTTTCTCGTTTTTCAATATTTTTCTTGAAAATTCTTGAACCAAAGCGGGATCAGTTTTGATATAAATACCATATGGGATGCTATCCATACGTGTTTTAAACGCATAAGGCAGACTCATTAATGGAATGTGGTAGTCATAGGGCGGAATAAGCTCTCCATTTGCAACAACTATATCTACCCAGTCTTGCATAGAAAGTAAACGCATTAAAGGTTTTTCTGTGCCAATGATTACCGTAGCACCAGCTTCCTTAGCTAATTTGGCATAACGGCAAAACTGAAGCATATCCCCCAAACCTTGCTCACCGTGGATAAATAATGTCTTGCCGTTTAAACTTTGAGATCCGTCAAAAGTAATTCCTGTAAACGGTCTACGAGGATAAACAGACCGATTCCACCGCCATTCATGTTCATCCCATGCGGTTTCGTATTCGCCTTTCAAAAGTAGGCATAAAGATCTATTAAAGCGGGCATCAGCAAGATTGGGATCTATTTCTACCGCTTTGTTATAGTCTGCCAGCGCCTCGTCTGGACGACCTAAGTTTTGATATACAAGCCCACGGTTATTGTAAAAAGCTTCAATTCCTTTGGGGTTTTGTTTGATTCCCGCCTCATAACATGATAAAGTCTCTTCCATGCGATGCAACTTTTGCAGGGCTATTCCTTTGTTGTTATATGCCTCTGGAAAGTTTAGCTTATATTTAAGGGCTAAATCGTAGCATTTAATTTCTTCTTCAATTTTATGCATTGTCCCTAAAACAATCCCCTTGTTATAATGGGCTTCTGCATAGTTTGGGCTTAATCTAATAGCTTCTTCAAAGTCTAAAATAGCTAATTCTGGCTGTTTTACAGCGGCAAAGGCATTTCCTCGGTTGTTTAAAACCATAGGATTATTGGGATAGCGCTCTAGAGAATGATTAAACCAAGAAATGGCAGAAATAAAGTTATTAGCTGTGCCTAAAACACAACCAATTAAATGATAAGCATCTGGGTGATTTGGGGCTGATGCAATAATTTCCTCGCACAGGAGAATTGCTCGCTGGTTATCACCTTTGGCATGACATTGATGAGCCAAGTTTAATCTGGCAATATTTTGATCGCTAAGTAATAGCTGTTTTTTCTTGGTAACGTTCTTGTTTTTCATTGTTGAAGTCTAACATAAAAAAATTAAAAAACAATCGGTTTAAACTTGCAAGATGTTTAAACTTAGTGTATAAATACAATATCTGGGTGATTGCTTAAACCACCACTGCCCCAGCAGACGATGCAACGATCGGTTTAAGCCTTTTGCATAAGGAGTCCATTATGGGACGTAGTACATTTGAAGGTCCAATTCTATCTGGTGACCAACGCTTTGGCGCTCAACGTGACGTTGGCGCAGCTTTATTGACACAAACTTGTTTTTTAGATTTTTCTAAAACTACTGCTGGTACTGCTGGTTATAGCGGTGCATCAACAGTGTTTGTTTCTCCAAACAATATTCCTAATAACGTAGGCACTATTTGGACTCCACAGTCTGGTTCTTATAACACCAACGGTCCTACTGTTGCAACAGCACCTACTGCTGATGCTACTGGAACTATTTATCGTGGCGCAGTATTCTTGTTGCCACAAGCATCAAATATTCAAAATATTTTTGTTGATTATATTGCTCAACCTACTGATGGTAGCTCTAATACAGCTTCACAAGTAAACGTATTTATTTCTAATCAATTTGTAACCTCTTCTACTGGCGCTGCATATGCAAGCGTTGCCGCTTTGGGTACTTCAGTTGCTCGCACCACCGCAACTTATACTGCTACTCAATATGCAAATGCACAGTCCACTTTGCAAGACGTACAAAATATTCAACCGGGTCAACAACCTACATGGTTTAGCCAAGTAGTTGCAACATTCCAAATCCTTGGTTCAAGTTTGGGTGCTCCTGTAAGCGGTAAATTGGCTGTTACATTGCAATATGCTCAATCCGATCAAAACATTGGAAATAGTTCAACCTATCCATATGGTAATTTTGACTAATAATCCGATGGGGAACTTCGGTTCCCCTTTTTAAAATTTAAGGAGATATTATGTCAGCAGGATGGAGTTTACTGAATTTCTTTTCGCCCAACACTCAAACGGGTGCTATGGGTACACAGACCGCCTCTACCCCATTAACGGGTATTGATGGTGCTGCTCAATTTGTTGCGCCTCAGCGTCTGCGTGACGTTGTAGGTAAGCTTAAAGTTTCACAATCACAAAACATTTATGATGCCGACTTTGAATATGGTGTTCAACCATTACGTTGGGAACAGTTTGTTCAAAACATTTCTGGTCAAGCATACATTGTTCAAAACCCCGGTTTAGGCGGTGTGTCAATGAACATCGGTGGTGGTAATACCCCCGGTGACATTACTATTCGTCAGTCACGTCCTTATCATCGCTATCAGCCCGGCAAGACAATGTATATGGCTTCTAACGTGAACTTTGGTTCATCTGTTAGCGGTCAAACACAACGTGTTGGTATTTTTGATGACTCCAACGGTATTTTCTTTTTGCAAAGTGGCGCACCTTATCCCGGTAATCCATATGCAATGTATTGCGTAATTCGTTCCGACTCAGGTGGTTTGCCAGTAGATCAAGTATTCCCAATGGAAGCTTGGAACGGTAACAAGAATATTATCAACGCAATTGACTGGACTAAGGTTCAGATGATTTGGATGGAATATGCTTG